ATTTGACCAACTTTTTGAATTTTTCGTCCCGGATAGTCCGAGGATTATTGGGGTTTGGTTTGAGTTTTTTCAACTCAATCATCGTTGCGGTGTTTCGGGTCATTTTGGTTTTTTAGGGGTTTTTGAGTTGTCCAATAAAGCAAAGTTCACACACGTCATTCGTGCGTAATCATCGTTGGTGTCAACGGGTCGGTGTTTCGGAACGTCTTTGAGGTCTTGGTACACAACCACGTTCTTTAACCCATAATGCTCAATCAAGTGGTCGTGCTTACCGCCATAACTTGCGGTCAAAATCAAGTTCCCCGGTATTGAGTCCAATCGGTTAATCCAATACGGGAGGGACTTTGTGTAGGCCCAAAACTCCACACCGGGGTTTGTCCGGGCAAGTTCCAACCAATGGTCAAAGTAGGCTTGATTAAAAAAGTCCCCGGATGCGTGTATCCGAATTGCTTTTGCCTTCGGGGGAATAACGATAGGGTTGCCCTTTGAGACGTGTTCAAAGTTCTTCCAACGATGGTCTCGCACGGCCGGAAATCGCTCCGGCTTTGAGGCATAGCAATAGTATTCCCCAATGTGTTTTGAGAACTTTCCGTTGTCCCGGTTCACTTTAACCAAGCACTCTTTTGCGAACGGGCAAGTCCACCCGGTAGGCAAATTGAACTCATAAACAATTCCCCGGTAGTACCGGGCATTCTTTACAAAGGACATTTCGTGTCCCCCGTCAAAGACCGGAACGCTTCGGAGATAGCATTGCTATTCCGGGTAATCAATCCACGTTTCCAAAAAAACACAGAGGTTCGGTTTGTCCGGGCAAGACTCGCTATGCCGTCAAGGGTTACTCCGGTTCGCTTCATTACAACGTCAATAGCCTCCTCCCGGTTGAGGCTCATAGCGACCATCTTCTCGGAGACGACATCGCCAACTTTAATTTTGTTACTCACTTTCGGTCGGTTTTTATATTGCGGTTCGGTTTTCATAGGGCGAAGATACAAAGCGATTATGAATAAAAAAAATCTTTCTTAAAACTTTTTTTATTCAACCCTCTTTTGTACCTTTACGGCTCACTTAACCCCCTTTATTATGAATAAAGAATTGCGAGAAAAGGTCTTCAAAGTAAAGGCCGACTTGGGGAAAATACCCAAGGATTCCGTCAACCCCTATTTCAAAAGTAGGTACTTTGACATCAACTCACTCCTTGAACACGTTGAGCCCGTACTCCAAAAACACGGCCTCCTCGTAGTTCAACCCGTAACCACGGACTCCGTTACAACCTCTATTATTGACGTTGAGACCGGAGGCTCTATTGAGTCGGTTGCACGTTTGACCACCTCCGGAGACCCGCAAAAACTTGGGTCGGAAATAACCTACTTGCGGAGGTACACGTTGCAAAGCCTATTGGCCCTCCAAGCCGAGGACGATGACGCAAATGCCGCCTCCGGTTGTAATCGCACCCCGGTATCTAAATCGGCCAATTTGCCCGTTATGACTGACCGGCCCGGTGCAGAGGAGGCCCGTAAAAAATCGTTGGCTGAAATGAACACGTTAAACCAACTACGTTCGGAGTACACGAATTTATTGTCCACGTTGTCGGACGATGAAAAAACCAAGTATGCACTAAACCAAATGTGGAGTGTTGAGAAGGTTCAAAACGGGGTCAAGTTCCTCCGGGAGCGTATAAACAACGCTAAAAATGTTTAGTGCCGTTTACTTTTTTGGCCCCCTTCCGGGAGAGGAGGTTAAAGAAAAATTGCACGACTTTAAGTTGCGAGTTGTGGATGAGGTACTATCCGGGGATGCAAAAGCACTCCCCACTTACGTAAAGGCCAAAATGATAGCCAAAACGATGGCCGATATTATTGAGGCCATTGAGTCGGCTACCCAAGATGAACTATCCCGTTATGAGAACGGGGGCAAAAACGTGGAACTTTTTGGATGCAAAATCCAAAACCGGGAGGGAACATTAACCCCGGACTTTTCGCACGACACCATCCTTGCGGAGTTGGAGGCCCAAGTGAAAGCACGTAAAGACCTTTTGAGGTCAGCCTTCAAAAACGAGGGAAAAGCCTTCATCCTTTGTCCAAGTACCGGGGAGGTAATAGATTGCCCCCCGGCCAAAGCAACTAAATCTTCAATCGCAGTAACCCTTTAATCCCAAAAAAAATGAACACCCCTTATGTACCGAAACCCGGAGACGTTTCCCTCTTTGAAACAAACCGAACCTCCGACAAGTCCCCGAACTTTAACGGCTATTGCATATTGCCGGACGGGACGAAAATGAACCTTGCCGTATGGGAAAAGCAAACGGCCCGTGGTATTATGTACTCCGGCAAAATATCCCCTTGGGTAGAAAAAGGAGACACCTCTGCTCCGGTCTATACTGCCCACCCAATCGGCCAACCCTACACCGGAACGCAAAACCGCCCGGCCCAAAAGCCTCCGTTGTTCGGAGGACAAAAAGACAACTTTGGCTCCCCGGCCGAGGGCCACGATGATATGCCGTTCTAACCAAGTATGCCCCCGGTAAAATGGGGGCATATTTTTTTCTTTGCTTGATAAATTATTTTTGAAAAAGTTTGGATATTCAAAAATGTTCCGTATCTTTATGGTGTTGAACCACTTAACCCACCACACGATGAAAACGATGAACCACACCGAGTACCAAAAGAAAGTCCGGAAAATGGATGAGGCCTCCCTCCGGTTTGTAATTAAAGACTGCCAAGAGGCCCTTGCCGCTTTGCCCGATAGTCCGAATGCCGGGTACTACCTTGACGAAATCGCCTATTGCGGAATGGAACTAAACAGAAGGAGGAACAAAAAATGAGCCACGTTAAAAACGTCCCGGCCTATAAACTTGCGGTTGACAAGTCTATGCCGAAACTTGAGGCCGAACAAGTACGGAGTGCGGATGACTCCGTTAAGTTTTGCCGTAACTTTTTCCACGATGACCTCACTCTTTATGAGTCTATGTTTATCGTTCTATTGTCTAAAATGAACCGGCCAATAGGGTATGCGAAGATTAGCCAAGGTGGAGTTGCCGGGACAGTTGTTGACCCCAAAATCGTTATGAAATATGCGGTGGAGTCTTTGGCCTCCGGTATCATTCTTTGCCACAACCACCCCTCCGGTAATTTGAAGCCGTCCACGGCTGACGATGACATTACCCGGAGGATAAATGAAGCGTGTAAACTGCTTGATATTCAACTCCTTGACCATATTATTTTAACTGAAAATTCCTATTATTCATACCGGGAATCATCCTCTATTTTGTAATTTAGTGTTATGGCCGGATGGATAAAATTGCACCGGGAGGTATCTGAACATTGGATATTCTCCGACCCGTGGAAATTTAGGAATTGGGTTGACCTCGTTCTTATGGCGAACTACCAACGCTCCCGGATAAACTTTGGCAACACGATTGTCAATATTGATAGGGGCCAACTTGTATGTTCCTACGACCGACTTGCCTCCCGGTGGAACGCTAACAAAATGAAAGTGAGGAGGTTTCTTGCCCTATTGCAAAAGGACGGAATGATTCAAATTGAGTCCATCGGATTTGCGACACGGCTAACAATTTGTAAATACGAGAGTTACCAAGACTTGCGACACGCAGACGACACCCCAACGACACGCAAACGACCCCGGCCCGACACTTCTGCGACACCAATCAAAGAAGGTAAAGAAAGAAAGAAGAATGAAACGACTGAATTTGTTTATACCCCACCTCAAAACCCCACTTAATGAACCTCGTTAACAAAGATTATGAAAAAGCCATTTTGTCCCTTTTTGTCTCCGGCTACGGATGGACTCCCCAAATAATTGAGGAGGTTAACCCGGATATTTTTACCGGAGTTGAGCGAACGTGTTTCAGCTTGATAAAGGATATGACACGGGACGGAGCGGTTGTCAACTTCCGAACCCTAAACTCCTATGCGTTAAAGATTGACCCCAACACCCCAATAACGATGGTTTACGTGGTATGCCTTGATGAGGCCTACGTCCCGGTTGGAGGCTACCGGGAATATCTTGCCGAGTTGGAGGATTTGAGGATTGAACGGGCAAAAATTGCTATCCGGGACTTGTTCCTTACGGAGTCCGAAAATATGGGAATTGACACTGCGGTCTCAAACGCTATTGACCGGATTGAGAAAATAAATGACGGCACCGCAAAGGATGCCGTACCTATTGGGTCTTTGCTTGATTCGTACCGGGTACGTTTGGTTGATTACTACAACGGGACGATACCTCCTCCGGTTGTAAGTAAGTCCGGGATTTGGCACTTGGACAAAATGCTCGGAGGCTTTAAGCCTACTGAGTTCATCCTTATTGGTGGCCGTCCGGCTATGGGAAAAACCACTTTGGCCCTACAACTTGCACTTAATCAAGCCACGTCCGGGACTCCGGTTGCGTTCGTCTCTTTGGAAATGTCGGAGGAGCAATTGTGCGGACGGGTATTGTCCAACCTTTACGACTTTGATGGCTCACTCCTTAATGACCCGTCAAACGTTGACCGGCACGTAGTTGAGCGAGTATCCGGGGCCACGGAGTCCTTTGCTATGAGTGACATTCCGCTCTTTATTTTTGATATTGAGTCCGCAGACCTACTTACGATTGAGGCCACGGCCCGGAGGTTGATACGGAAACACAAAATTGCCGGAATTTATATTGACTACTTGCAACTGATACGACCCTTTTCTGCTGACCGGACTAAATCAAAGTACGAGCAAATAACCGCTATCTCAATTGCCCTTAAAAATCTTGCGAAACGATTGAAGATTTGGGTATGCGTGGTATCCTCGTTGAGCCGGGGAGTTGACTCCCGAAATGACCACCGACCAATTATGGCCGACCTCCGGGAGTCCGGGCAACTTGAATACGATGCCGACAAAATTATGTTCGTGTACCGCCCGGCAGAATATATGAATATGCCGGAAAAGGAGCAATATGAACACTACCTTGAAGTCATTATACGTAAACACCGGAGCGGAGGCATTGGTACTATTTTGTCCCGTATTGACTTGAAGCATACACGGGTCTCCACGTGGGACGAAATGAGGGATGACGTTAAATTCCGGAGAACTCCTCCGGCTAATTGGTATGGTGATAAATAGTGTTATGGACATACGTTTTGAAAAAACAAAATTCCCTCCAAAGGAGTGGATTCCGGATATGCTCCGGCTTGGCTTAATCATTAACCCACGGGCCGAACTTTTTTTGATAATCATAAACGGAGTGGTTGCCGGTTGTTGTGGCTTGTTAATTAAAAAGGGAGGCACGTGCTTATTCAAAACCGACTACATTTTGCCGGAGTTCCGTGGGATAGGTTTGCACCGGCATACCTTGACCTATCGGATTGCCTATTGTTATCAAATAAAGGCCACGGCTATAATTGCTAATTGCACGAAAATGTCGGTGAAGAACTATTTGACATTTGGTTTTGTCCCGACCAAGTTTTTCAGAAACGGCATTGTGGCGGTACGTTTGGAACTATGATTTTTTTCTTAAATTTTTTCCTAAAAAATTTGGATACAAAGTATTGTTATCGTATCTTTATGGTATTGTAACCCGCCACTTAAACCACTGATAATTATGGCTACACTTACCCCCACAAATGTTTTGTCCCTTTCGGCTACCTTGAATATAATGGTAGAGGTAGCGGAGTTCTCCGGATGGACGGAGGAACAATACGACACCTTTTTTGTAAAGCAAAAACGGGACTCCTTACTCTATGCCGATGTTAAGTACGTTATTGGAAATGATGGAATTGGCGACTATGAAATCGGAGACGTAATTGACTGCGATAAAGGGGATGACTACGTTGAGATTGTTTCCGTTATTTGGGAACGGGACAAATTTGACCTCCACGTTAATTCCTCTATTGATGCCTACCTCCGGGAGAATATTGAGATAGTTGAAAACTTGGTCAAAAAGGCCGTACTTTAATCCTAACACTATACGCACTATGGCAAATAGATTTAATTGGAAAGGCCGAAAGGACAAACCACAAAGCGTTGAGTTCCCTAATGTAAACTACCGGGCCGAATTGTGGTATGACCGCTATTACTCGGTTTGGATGACTAAAATTGAAAAAGGAGACCCCTACCCGTCAATTATGAGTTCAAAAGATAGAGACGAATTGGAGACAAAAATATGGAACGATTTTCAAAACCACTTAAACCCCGCACAAAATGGAAAACCCTCATAAAGCAATGATGACCGCAGACACGCACTTAATCTATTATTGGATTTGTGTTGCCCACCAAAAAGACGTGTTTCCACCCGTTGGTGAATTTGTTAATACTCAAAAAGAGACCACGTTGGTCAATATCCAAATCCGGATAATGAGCCTATTGTTGCGTAATTATGATTACGAGAGCAGACCAAGGGCCCACCCGTTCTCAATAGCCATTGAGAACTTTCTACGAAAAGTTGATTTCAGAAGGGTTTCAGAGGCCGTTCTTTTTGACTACGTAGCAAACCGGAAACCGGAAATAAACAATGCGGATAGCAACTCTTTGTTCCACCTCTTAAACCCCGAAGAATGAAAGTTGACTTTTTGAAATGGAGGACTCACGTTCAAGTTGAATTAGAGTCGGCCACGCTCCCGACCCACGCTGAAATAATCCGGCCACTTGCTATTGATTATGAGCATTATTTGCGAGTTTTGCACAAGAAACACTTAACCCAATTAAATGAAGGGTATGGCTACATTATGGTTAAAAATGGGGTTGGTTGTCCTATTGACCACCCTTACCCCCGGTTGCTCCAAAAAGGCAACTGAGTCGGTCAAAACTGACTCTTTGATTTCGGTTCGGGAGCGGTACGTTGCTTTGCCTTCAAGCACCTACGTTGCCCTTCCGAAAGTACCCGGAGGCAAATTGATGATTAAGGCCGGGAGGTCAAGAGTGAGAATATCGGTTGACTCAAACGAGGTACGGGCCGTTGTGCTTACCGACTCCGTTGAGTCCACCAAAGACTCCACCTATACGTCCTCAAAAGAGGTGCAAAAAACCACAAAGAAAAACAACTATCAAAAAGTGATTTTGATTGTTGCCTTTTTTCTTGTTGCCCTTGTAGTAATTGGTAGGTTTTTTTATTGGTTAATACACTCCTAATGTTTGCCTCAACTATGACCCCCTCCGAGTGCCTTGTTTTGACTTTGCGTTGGTACCCGGTATCGGAGGCCGACATTATGGGGAATTTGAAAACCTTTAATATCGCACTTGCGAGGCAGTGCCTACAATACCTTTTGAGGCACAAGGCCGGAATGTCCTTTCAGAAAATTGGTCAATTCACAAACCGCCACCACACGTCAGTTATGCACTCTTGCGATTTGATTGACGAAGCGTACGGGAGGCCACAAGAAAAGAATTACAAAAAATTGTTTGAGTTTATGCAAAAACCGACCCCGGTATTTGCCGGCTCCCGAATATCCCCTTGGGTTTTTCCCGGAATGTCTTTTGGAAGAAATGAACTCAAAATCAATAATTGCGGCTCTTGTACTTGACGGGACAATTCCACGTATTGCCCGACAAATTGCTTCCTCACGGGATGCAGAGGATTTGGGGCAAGAGGTTATTTTGGTTTTGTTACAAAAACCGGAGGGCAAAATTGAAGAGTTGCACCGGGAGGGTCTTTTGACTTTTTACGTTGTCCGGACAATGATAAACCTCTACCGCTCTAATGACTCACCCTTCGCAAAAAAGTACCGGCATTTCGTTTGCGATTTGAACGTTGACTCGTTGGAGTTCCGGGTCGTATATGAGCCGGGAATGTCGGAGTCCACCGAAATTACCCCGGAGCAAATTGAGGTCGCTTTAAGGTTCGCATTTGAGGAAATGCAAACTTGGGACAAAACCAAGTTTCCCACCAAGCGTTTGCTATTTGAAGCCTTCCTCCGTGCAAAGTCAAAAATGGATTTGAGCAGAAAAACCGGGATACCTTACCGAACAATAGTTGACACCATAGACAAACTGAAAGCCAAATTGAAAACAAATGTTAGACACCGCCTTGACAATTTTGATGATTTCATTTTTTAGTGCCGGAATATCGTTGGGCATTATGGAGTTCCGGATTATGCCGGGATGGTATTACAAATTGAAATTTAAGCCATTTAATTGCGAAACTTGTATCGCATTTCACTTTGGTTGGGTCTCCACGTTTTTCCTTTTCTACCCAATTTATGAGGCCACGTTTTCAATTTTTTGCTCCGTCCTATCCGGATTTTTTTCCGCATCGCTTTACCCAATAATCTATACAATATGGCACACCAAAAAGCATTGAACGAGGAGTCATTCTTCTACCTCCAAAAAACCAAAGCCTATTTTGATACAATGGTGGAGGTTCAACGGGTCTTTATCCCTCCGGACGTTGTGCAAGAGTACGACAAAATTCATCAAATGTTATTCCCGGAGCATCCTCCGGTCAATTGGTTTTGCGGGGCGTGTGTGGAGTCAGCGATGAGAAACCTCTACAACACCTACAATGCCCAAGCGGACGGGCATATTACCGGATGATTTTTTCATAAATTTTTTCCTAAAAAGTTTGGATATTCCGAATTGCGTGGTATCTTTATGGTATTGAAAGACACACTAAACCACCACGTTATGTACTCTATCTCCCTTGAAATTAGCCTCCGCACTGCCCCCGGTCTTTTTGAATTTACCCGGAACCATTCCGGATTTCTTACTGCGACTAATGTTATTGAGTTCCACACTTGTTGCGAAAAATTGTCCGAAATCCCGGAGGTTGTAGATGAGTACTATGACCTTATGGAATGCTTTTCTTTTGAGGTATTGTCCCACAAAGTAATCGCCCACGCTTAATCCACTTAACCCTTTAACCCGAACCCGATGAAAAACCAAGTTACCCTCCCGGAATTTATTGAGGACGAATTGATGATGCTATCCACGGACGAATTGAAAGCCTACGCAAAAGTCTTTTTAGATGAGGTGAAAAGACGCAAAAATGTTAAGCGTAATCTACCTAAAAATTGAAAAACCAAAACCACTTAAACTTATGAAAAACCTCCCCACCCCCTCCGAAATGATTGGTATGTATATCAGTCGCTGCCTCTACACCGATGCCTTCCCGGTTGGGAAAGTTATTGGAACGTCCGGAAAATGCTCCGTTGTAGTGCGTAAAGTTGTTGCCGAAGATGTAACCCCAAAAGGGACTTTGAAATTCCACGTTGGCGGTTTCTCCGCTATTTGCGAGAACCAAAGAGACCAAAAATGGGCCTTCCGGGAGACCGATGAGACCTTCACGATGAGGGTATCAAAATCCTCCTTTCGCTTTTTGCACGTAGGGGACAAGCCGTTGCGTTTTCACGACTATAATTTTTGAGGTATGAGGAACATTAAATACCTTGTTGTGCACTGCACCGCTACACCACAAAATGCACGGGTTGAAACCATCCTCCGGTATTGGAGGGAAAAGTTGGGTTGGAAAAACCCCGGATACCACAAAATAATTGACCGGAATGGGAGCATAACTACGTTGCTCCCTCCGGAGTCAAATGCGAACGGGGTTGCCGGCTTTAATGCCGTTTGCCTCCACGTGTCCTATATTGGAGGAGCAAAGTTGGACAACCGGACGGAGGCCCAAAAAAGAGCCTTGATTGAGGTCTTATCGGAGTGGAAAAGGCAATACCCAAGTGCCGTAATCCAAGGCCACCGGGACTTCCCTAATGTAAAAAAGGCTTGCCCACAATTTGATGCGAAGGCCGAATACCAAACCCTTGGACGATGACGGAGGCTGAACGCTTATCGCTCCACTATGAGATGGAGACTTGCGACCACCTAACAAGACAAACCGGGTTGAAATGGTTGCGTTTTGACCAAAATTCCGAGTCCTCACACGCTTGTGCCGATGGGTTCATACTTGACCCCCCTTTATCCAATAAAGGAGGGATTTGCGGAATGTTTGAGGTAAAGTGCCGGGATATGTCAACGGATGACTTTCGGTACTCCTTCAAAAGCGAATGGCTTGTTTCCTATCAAAAGTTGGAGGCTTGTAGGCTCGTAACTCAAAGACTCCGTTTGCCGTTTATTATGGCCCTCCGTTTATTGAACGGGAACGCAATACTTGTAACCCAAGTTTGGGACGCACGTGGAGACCTTAACGTGCCTATCCGTTTGAAACAAACCACTACACAAAAGAGCGTTAACGGGGGAATTGCCTCCCGGCCGAATGCCTACATTAATATGAGTGAGGCTGACGTGTTCTTTATGTAGTCAAAGTTTTCTTTGGTCTCATCCGAAAAGTAAAGGTTCAATATCCTTTTGACCGGCACGAAACCGCTGACCATAAAGGTCAAATACCCCCTATCCCTTAACGCTTGGAGCATATAAAATTGCTCGGCAATGTGCTCGGTTGCCGGCTCCCCGTTTGACTTTATCAACCGCTCCCCTTCACGCTTCAACTCAATTTGTAATCCGCAAAACCCGTGCCGGGGTTCAAGTATGTGAAGGTCGGGAATGGCCCTTGAACTTTTGAGTTTCTTCAATTTGACCGCAAGGCCGATTGGCATTCGCTCCCCGGACAAGTCGTGGAAGAAAATGGCATTTGGGTATTGCAAAGCAATATATTGGCAAACTGCCGCCCGGAGTTGGGCCTCACTTTCGGTTGGTTTCATAAAGGTCAAGCAATCGGTTATTTTTCTCAATTTGCTCTCGCAATATTAACACTTGCTGCTTGTTGCAATCGTTTATCTGCTCCATTATTTTGGCCATCTTCTCCTCGTACCGGGCTTCCACACTATTCAATTTGCCGTAAAGAGCATAACACACGATGCCCATTACGACAAAAAGAGTGCCGTTGGACTTTAAGATTTTTTGGGTCTCAATAAATAATGTTTCCATTTTATCCGGGAGTTGGTACTTCGGGGTTAAAAGGTAATGGGGGCATATATGGGTCGTTGGTGCCAAATGGGATATCGCATTCGCCTTGACCAATAACCGGGAACGGGAATTGGAAATTGGCCTCAATCTTCCACCCGGCCACTTTGTCGTCTCTTGTCTCAACAAATCGTATCATCGGGATTCCTCCGGTAATCAAGTAATCAAAATTGAAATTGTCCCGGAAAAACAAAACCACGTCTTTGGCTATAAGGAGCATCCTATCCAAAACCTCATCCTCAATGGACTGCCACCTATACGTGCTTGAAAGCGTTTCGCCCGTCAATATGTTTTCAACGTGGTAAATTTCCTCCACCCTACTCATAACATATATGTCAACCCGAAAATCAAAAGCTGACTCGTTTATTGTTGAGGATATTGAGTCGGCAAAAAGTAACGGGTACCATATTTGCTCCCTATTTGGATGAGTTAGGTTTATGACGTTTTCCAAACCTATCGCCAACGGGTCGCCCGTCCCAAACGAGTGAATCATTTGATGGGCACGACTGAAATTCAAAAGGTCTGTCTTTATGGTCAACCAACTCATTTTTGAGGAATTTTTTTAGTTTTTGGACGTTCTTTTTTTGCATCGGCTTTCATTATGGACAATCGTTGCAATATGGGTTATGCGTGTCGTAACCGAACCGCCTCAATCCGGAGTTCATTACGAGTCCGGTATCATAATTATCGGAGGCCGGGTAAATTGTATCCAATGCCACGGTTGGGTTGAAATACAACGGGAACAAATTGCGGTTCTCCATAAGGTAGGCCGTAACCCTTTCAGAATACCACTCGGCATCGTTTTTGGCTTTATCAAGCCAATAGGTCATTTCGGAGGTTGACATAACTTCGCTTTCCTCCGACCTTCTGCGAACCATATTTTTGTTCATCATCCGGTACGCCAAAACCAAGGGCAATTCGTAGTACGTCCATTGAATTATGCACGGGACGATATACTCCTCCACTAATGTAAATTGAACCGGGTTCAAGGCTTGGGTCAACGTCCCGGCAATTACCTTCGCCTCCAAGTCTTTGTATAATGGTGAGCCAATAATCGGTTGAATTCGCATTTCTTGGACTTTAACCAAAGTCGGGCGAATAACCGCCATTGAGACGTTCTCATTTATGACGGAGTTCTCAATAAGAGTCCGTTCCGTAATCAAAAAGCCAATATTTGCCATTACGTCAATTTAATTTCGCCACCCTTATTGACTACAATTTGTTGTAGCCAAATGTGCCGGCATTGAGGTCTTGGGACTCCGTTCGGTTGAGTGTACCACCCACCCCTCCGGTTCCATATTGAGTATCCCATAATCCGGGACAATGTGTTTATGTCCTCACGGGTGTAGAGCCTATTGAGTTCAAGCATTGTTCGGCAAAACTCACGGGAGGAGTCAATCAACCCGGCCGTATTGGGGAACTCCGGAGACCACGCATACTTGTACCGGATTTCAAGTTTCTCCTCGGCCTTCGGCTCAACCTTCGTGTTTGTCTTTATCAGTTGTGCAATTTTGATTTTCCCGGTATTGATTAAATATTGCAACCTTTCGCTAATGCGTTTCTTTGACCATCCGGTTTTTTTGGACAAATCCTCCACCGACTGCTCCGGGTTGTCTTTGTAAGCCTTAACAATATATTGGTCAAGTTCGGACTCCGGTATCCGGAATTGAAGATGCTT